AGACAAAAAAGCCAGTATTAGCACTGCCGTTACCCTTGCCGTCACTTCTATATAGCATACTAAAAGGTGATACATTGCTTGGAGCACGTTCATAAACATATGTTGCGTCTTCAAATGTAGCACTTACAATTTCAAAATCAACACCAACACCATCAATTGTTGCTGAAAATGGGTATACAGGAACAGTGCCAGTAGGAATATTAATTTGATAATCTTGCGTTAAAATTCCATCTAGTGTCTTGGAACTATTTGGATTACCAACACGTTGAGTTGATACCATTGCTGAATTTAATACTAAATTAAATTGTTCTATATAATCAGTATTATTAATATCATTCCATTCAATTCTTGTGTTTGCTAAATTCACCCCATTTGAATCAAAAACATCTTCGTCAGTAACGATACTTGACACTTTTAGCATGCCACTTGCATTCACACTACGTTTTGCATTATAACTTACAAGTCTCGCAAGCCTTAAAATGCTTTCTCTGCGTTCAGCAGTTGATAAAAAGTTTTCTCTAGCATTTAAATCTACTCTGTAACTAATGTTTTGTGTTACATATGCAATTAAGTCAATTAATGCTATAAACTCTGAACTTTCAATATAATCATTAAAATCTTCAGGATAAAATGTTTTGATATAATCAATCATTGACTTACGCAATGTTTCAAAATCATAACTTTCAAAATCAGCATTTATAAAAGATTGGTATAATACTTGCCAATCTTCTGCGTTGTAAATATTATTTTGTCGTGTGGTTATTGCCATTATACTGTACTCAATGTCGCTGTAGTTGTTTCACCATTAAAATTAATTAGCAAATTTTCCATTATTTGGTCTGGAATATATGTTAAATTTATTTCAATTAGTAATCCGTTTTCGTGCTGATCAACTACAATGCTATTTGCTTCTATTCTAGGATCATACGCAATAACTGCCTGTATATCTTCTCTTATAGTTTCAATCGTAATATCATTCAAAGGCTCATAAATCATGTCCCAGACTATTGAACCAAAGTCAGGTAATTGCAATTTCTCTCCCTTTCTTATATTAAAATGATTCATCAAATCTTGTTTAGCGATATCAAAACCAGTTAAAGTGTAAGAATTGGAAAAGTTTTTGCCTATGGATGAAAACCCTTTATACGTTATTGCCATGCTAATATTTAGTGTTTTTAATAATATACTACTATTAAAAATTACTAATTTTTATTATTTTTCTTCTATATGTGGGGTTGTTCCAGCGGCTGGTGCTTTTGCTTTTGACGTTGAACTTCTTGGATCTGGTTCGTGCATTGGAACTCGACGCATAGCAGTAATATATTGGTATTTGCCATCTACTACGTAGCGTTTAGTAGTGCCGTCTTGTGTTACCCATGGATTTTCGTGTTTGTTAACTTTTGTTGCATCTTCAGCCTGGTTGCCTGCTTCTGTGTTAAGTTTAATAGGAAATTTAGCACCACCGCCACTTTTTACAAATATACATGCTGTACTAGTTAAACTAATCGCTTCTTTTACAGTAATATTAAAATGCCCAGTTGATTTAAGGTGCGTTGCTCCTGTGACAGTTTGTTTAATGTTGCCGTTTATAAAGAAATGTGCGTGGCCAACTCCGTCAACACTTGCGGGATTTGTTTCAACTTTAAGATTATGTCCTGCTAATATATTAACATCTTCGCCTGCTTGTATATTAAAGTCTGCATCAGCGAGTAAATTCATATTTCCTTCTGCGTGTATACTAACATCCTTTTTACTAAACACGTCTATAGAGCCATCGTTTCTTAACTCTGCCCAAGCAGAACCTGTAGAATTACCAACGTAAATAACACCAGTTGAATCATCTAATAGTATTTGATGGCCAGAGCCTGAACGTAAACGAACTAATTGACTATTGCCGGCAACATCGCCGTCATCCATAACAAATGTATGCCCACTAGTACGGCTAGATGGCCAGTCATATCCTGTTTCAGTTGCCTCTTGTACAAGTCCTTGTTTAATTGTCGGACCTTTGGAATCCAATGGGCCAGGTGTAGAAATACCAAATACATTAGAAGGTGATTCGCGTTGAGCACTTGAAGTAGAAATACCTCTTGAATAGTCTGCTTCCAACCCTTGTGCCAATAATGTGTCATATAATGGATGAACAGGCCGTGGAATGTTTTTCCAAGCAGTATCTTTATCAAATTTATCTATGGCTAGTTTATTGTACTCTGCAACAGGAACCTCAAACTGCGGAGATGTCATTTTTGCTGTTTTAGTTGCGGCAGTAGGATGGAAACTTGGTGAAGCGGCGATACCTGGAACCATATGCAACATTAATGCATCTGGTACATAAGAAATAATATAACCACTGTCTAATCTTCCTCCAACAAAAACTACCATTACTTGTGTATCAATATCTGGCGTTGGTAGCCACATACCATAGGATTTTGTAGTTTGGTCATATGCTTGTTCGCTATTACCAGTTGTATTTGTTCTACCATAAAATGGTAATGCTAAAGAACATATAATAACATTACTTTCGTATTCTGCTCTTTTTGTAGGATCTTTTTCTTGAGATTTGCGTTGTTGTGATAATGCAGGAATATAAACGCCAATACGATTCATACCTGAGTCATCACCGTAACCTTTAACAATACCAATATATGGTCCCGGATCAACGGGCATAGTCAATTGTTCTGCGGATGCCGGGCGTCCAGTAATAAATTTTTCGTTAGCCATATTAATTTCCTGTTAATGGATCTACAGGAAGTGCTAGTGCATTGGGATATAAACCCAACTCTTTCCAACTATTATATCCTATACCATTCTTACCATGTATCACTTTATTTCTTACACTCAATTCGTTAGCCGCTTTCCAAGCGGCAAGTACAGCGGCCGCGCTGACTCCTGCTATTATAATTTGCCGTTGCCTTTCTATCTCGGCATTATTAGCGTTTAATTCTGCTTGATCAGCGGCCGAATAACTACTGGTGTTAGGAGTAGTCCCCAATGCAGCTACACCATCTGGATTTCCTGATGGCGGCGGCAAAACTTCTCCGGCGTTATCAATAACTCTTGGTTTATTCCAATATACATCGCCCTCACCAGGAGCTGTAGGTTCAATTTCTGGGTTACCTGGTACCAGGGGCAATGAGAAGCTGGGATCCGCAGGTTCTGGCGCGGTTATTATTATATTGTTATTTAAGCCAACAATTTCTTCTGGATGTATGTCTAGATTATCAGGGCCTGCTCCACTAGATACGACTTCTGCCGCAACAGTATTTTCTGCCACAGATGTGGTTATTCCAAATCTTCTAGATTCGGCTGCTCTAAATTCTGCCGCATTAATATCTGTTGTCTGAAATACTTGAGTATTGTTGTCTTGATTTGGATTAACAAAATTAAATTCTTGACCTGTTTCTGTTGCTCCTGATAATGATCCAAATTCATTAGCTTGTTCTCTCTGGCTCAACTCAGAATCGATTTCCGCCGCTAAAGCATCTCGCTGAGCGGCAAGGTCTGCATCTACAAGTCTTTCACGGCTAGGCGCCGGCACACCTACTGGATCTCCTATTCCACCAAATGCGTCTATTCCAACAGCAGATGTTGACCCCGGCGCTATTAGTGTATTGGCTGCCGCTCTTATATCTTCAAAATCAAAACTCGCGCGCTCGTCATCTGACATTCTATCTTCTGCAGGTTTTTCAGGATTATTAATATTTTCACGAAATTGATCATATATTCTTGTTGCGTTTAATGTTTGTGTAAATTCACCGCCTTGGAAATTATTAGTAATTTCCCATACTCTGAAATAACCAGATAATGTACTGCCGCCCTCGCTACTACTAAAGTCTGCTAGTCCCGTTGCTTCATTATAATCCCTAGGTGTTTTGAATAACAAATAAAAGTGGGCATCATCCAAATCTCCCAATATTGCTCCGTTAGCAGGATCAGTAGCGGCACCAGGATGATGTTTTGCTGCCTTATTTGGAGTTGCCATTGTTAAAATACCGTCTTGATGAATATAACCTGGATCACCTACAATTTCAATATTAATTCTCATCATATCGGAACCCATTTTTCTATATAAATTTTCCATAAGTGTTCCGGCAGTTCGTTGTTGTCCAGTAGGGCTTAAATCTTGTATAAAGCGATTATTCGCTGGTGTAAGTTCTGATGTACCGCTTATGGCACTGTGGCCGTCTTGTTGTGATCCACTGTCAGTGGAAACCGTAGCATTATCATCAACGATCGGATCGTTTTGACTGTCATTACTTGTACTAACACCAGTCATTGCTTGTTTGTAAGCATTATTAAAACTTAAATCTAGATTTATTATATCTAAATTGTTACCAGAATATATGTACTCATAACTGCGGGCAACAGGTCTTGTACCATTGTCTCCAGGTTTAGATGTTCCCCCTGTAACTTCTGGATCAGTAACTTTGTATGGATCAATTTGTATAATAAGTTTTCGGGCGTACTTATTTCTTCTATTATCATACTCTTTCAATTGCTTAATATAGGTTATCTTCCACCAATCTAATCCGCTGTCTGGATCTTTCAATATTTCCTTTTTCTTTGGGCCTCCTGTGGATGTGACTTTGTTTAATTCGTCTATAGATATATCTTCTTTCAATTGATCCGTGATATATGTACTATCGCGAATTAATTTTTCTAATAGCGACAACAATGACTGTCCAGGCTTAACCACTTCAATTTTAGAATCGCCGTCATCTCCATAATATCTAATACTAGCATTATGTGTAAATTTTTCTTTTGGAGGAGTTTGCCTTCCCCTCTCGCCACGTGCGACTGTTTCTTGGCCACTTGGAACTACTTTAAGCCTTGTTTGCTTTGCGATATTTGGTGTTACTTTTGCGTCTCTTATTCTAGGATCTAGTCTAAACTCGATTTCATCAGGAAATTCCTGAGTCTGTGGTGTGCCAGTTCCTGCAGAGTTAGGTTTTAACCCTGCGATTCTAGTGTCTGTTGATCTGTCTATTTGATCTCTATTAAACTCTGTTTCTAGAAATTTTGTAAAATCGCCTATCTTTTCTCCTTTCAACTGTTTAAGATTAAGACTATTACTTAATGGGTTATTATCTTGGTCATTAGTTGCCCAACTAACAAAAGATAAATTGTAATTAGTACCTTCACCTGATAATCCAAAATCCAGTGTTAATAGTCTAATAGGAATCCATCTTGTTGCTGGTGCAATACGTGTAGGTGTTCCTGCTTCGTCATAACCAAGAAAATCAATCTGAATCAGCAATGGCTTTTCTGCCCAAGCAGGGCCGTCTTCTGTCAAAACAGAATATAATCTTTCTAATAAAGTAGTACCAACCGGCTCAGTAACTGCCATACTTGCTTGTAGTAAGTTTGTTGCTCTAGTAGATGCGTTCTGCCCCATAAAACCATTTGTAGTAAATGAATCAATATAAAAATCTACTTCAAATTTAGGATGCTTTGCTGGTAAAAACTCTGACGCAATTGTTGGAATACCACCAGATGACATAAGTGTATAGCATATATTTGGCACCAATTTATGCATTTTTTGCCAATTGGCATGCTCTAACATATCGTTATAAGCCTGCATTGTTTTGAAACTTAACAAACTTATTTTATATGTATAATTTGCAAATTGGTGTAATATATTGTCTGCCGCCGGGACTACTTTATTAGAAACGATTTGTAAATTTGGATCGCCAATCGCCATGGTATTATATCTCTAATGATTTTTGCAAAGTTGTTATTTTTGGAATATAGATAGTAACTCCTGCAACGAAGTCAAACACAGGATCAATTAATGTATCTGGATTTCTTACTGCAAATACCCACCACAAATTAGCGTTATTATAAATTTCATGTGCTAAAAAATCTGGTCTATTATTATAAATTTCTTCAATAGTATATGCTAAATCATCATCTTCAAAAGGAAAAGATCGCTTTCTCATTATTCCTAATTTATTATTAAATGATGTTGTTAGATAGTAAGGACTTGAAGCTCTGTATTCTACTGGCATTATATAAATCCTCCTTCACTATCACTTCCAAGTAATCCACCCGTAGCAAATTTCTTTAATCCGAATCTTGAAGATGTTGCTTGTCTTGAATATGCTGGCTTTAGCGTAATAGTAACAGTAGTACTAGTAGGCATTGCTGTTCTATCATCGCTTGTAAAAACATAATCAACAGTACTAGGAAGTTCTAAAGTAAATGACTCACACACTACAGGAACGTTTGTAAAAACATAATCACCTGATGCATTCAATCTTAGCACAGGTGGCGGAGTTCCGGCCGGCGGAGCATCATCTTGCCCAAAATACATCTTAGTCACAGTTCTTAAAAAATGCAACACTGCTCTAACATAATCCGCTTCTGCAGAACTATTGGCAGTAAATTGCCCAGTAACTTGTATTGATCCAACCTGATGGCTATCAAAAGCCGGATGGTCATAGTTAGTATGGGTTAATCCTGCCGCACCGTATGAAGCATTATGTTGAACAAAAAGAGTCGGCGTGTAAGGAAATATAATGCCGTTAGACGGCGCTATCGGCGCCATAACATCACCTGATAATAAATCTGCGGCACCTGGGCCAATGGTTATTCGAGTTCTCCAGTCAACTGTTGAACTAGAAAAATTAACAATAGGTGCTTCAGTGCTTCCAAAACGTACTCCACCAAATGGTATTGTTGGCATAATTTTTTCCTTATTTACCTTATTATTTATTTGACTTTTTAATATGCGTGTATTATAATAAATACATTATGGAGCATTTATGACAAATACTAGAAACGTATACCTAAGAAACAAAGATATTTTAGAAGAAATACACAAATCAAAAAATAGTTATAGTAGTTATGTAACACCTGAAGATGCAGATTACGATATTATATTACTAGATTTAAAAAGAATTAACATTAGAACAGTAGCACAGGCTAAACGCAACCATGCGGCAAAAATTGCAAAAGAAAACCACGCAAAAGCAGTAGAAGAAAACACTACTCGTAAAAAACCTCGATTAATTGACTTTACCGTCAATTGGAAAAAGATTGCTAAGGAAGATCTCGTATTTAGAATCATGACCTTTGATCATATTCCTTTACAACATGGTAGAGTTAAAACACCTAAAACAGTAGCAGACCATTACGAAAAACTTACGTTCCCTCCATATCAACACTTTCGTTATGATGAGACGGGCGAACTTGTTTGTGTAGGAAAAAGTCACTGGATTGGTGATCTAGAGAATGGCAAGTTTAGTAAGGACCATGGGCAAATGACTGATAATCTTGGCCGCATGTTTATTAAACTTTGTGATCGCTATGGTACAAGGTCAAACTGGCGTGGATATACTTATAATGATGAAATGCGTGGCGCGGCTGTTTTACAACTAATTCAAGTTGGATTACAGTTTGACGAGAGCAAAAGTCAAAATCCATTTGCATATTATACTGCGGTTATAACAAATTCATTTACTAAAATTCTCAATATGGAAAAACGTAATCAAAACATACGTGATGATATTTTAGAGATGAATGATATGAACCCAAGTTATACAAGACAGAACGCAAAATCTTGACAAATTACTTTAAGTTTAGTATACTAATAAGAATGTATGAGTAACGAAAATCTATTTAAAAAAGTAGCAGTTTGTACGGATATACACTTCGGAAATAAAAGCAATTCAACCACACACAATCAAGATTGTGAGGACTTTGTTGATTGGTTTATAGACACAGCACACAAGAACGACTGTGAGACTTGCCTATTCTTAGGCGACTGGCATCACCAGCGAGCAAGTATTAACGTCCATACGTTAAACTATAGTTTGCGTAGTTTAGAAAAGTTAGGCAAGTCTTTTGAGAAGTTTTATTTTATTACAGGCAATCATGATCTGTATTACAGAGATCGTCGTGATCTAAACAGTGTTGAATTTGCTAGTAGATTTCCCGGAATTTCCATCGTAAATCAAACAATTAACGAAGGCAACGTTGCTATTGTTCCGTGGTTAGTGGGTGATGACTTTAAGAAAATTAAAAAACTTAAAGCAAAATATATCTTTGGGCACTTTGAACTGCCACACTTTTATATGAACGCTATGGTACAAATGCCAGACCATGGCGAACTTTATGCTGACGATATGTCTCAAGCAGAGTATGTGTTTAGTGGACACTTCCATAAGAGGCAACAACAAAAGAATGTAATTTACATTGGCAATTGCTTTCCACACAACTATGCTGATGCTTGGGACGACGAGCGTGGTATGATGATGTTGGAATGGGACGGTGAGCCAGAGTTTGTAAGTTGGCCCAATGCTCCTTCATACAAAACATTAAAACTATCACAACTGTTGGAAAATCCTACACAGTATTTAGACAATAAAACATACGCAAGAGTAACAATGGACATTGATATTAGTTACGAAGAAGCAAACTTTATTAAAGAAACATTTACTAGAGATCACAATGTTCGTGAGTTAAGTTTATTGCCAAACAAAGAGAAGCAAGACCTTGATATTATTGACGAGGATATTGAACTTAACTTTGATAGTATCGACTCTATTGTTATTGATCAATTATCAAATATTGAAAGCGAACATTATAATCCACAAACATTGTTAGAAATTTATAGGAACATTTAGTGTGTTAAAACTGGCTTCCCTAACAGTAAAGAATTTTATGAGTGTAGGCAACCAAACTCAAGCGGTTGCTCTAGACAGGCAAGATCTCACACTTGTTTTGGGTGAAAACTTAGACTTGGGTGGCGATGACGCAGGTGCTCGTAATGGCACAGGTAAAACTACTATTGTAAATGCTTTGAGTTATGTGTTGTATGGGCAAGCATTAACAAATATTAAAAAAGACAATCTTATTAATAAAACCAACAGCAAGGGAATGTTAGTCACTGTTGAGTTTGAAAAAGATGGTATGCGTCATCGTATCGAGCGTGGCAGAAAGCCAGGCGTATTAAAATATTACACAAATGATGATGAGGTTAACTTAGCACAAGGCGAGAATAAAGAGACACAAGAAGCAATAGAACAAGCAATTGGTATGTCGCACACAATGTTTAAGCACGTTGTGGCACTTAACACATATACTGAACCGTTCCTTGCTATGCGTGTATCAGACCAACGTGAAGTTATTGAACAATTGCTTGGTATTACATTGCTATCCGAAAAAGCAGAAAGACTTAAAGAGATTGTAAAGCAAACTAAAGAACTTATTACTGAAGAAGAATACGCAATCAAGGGCAAGCAACAAGCAAACGAGAACATTGAGAATACTATTAAAAGTTTGCGTATGAAACAAAAGGCGTGGGTTGAATCTCGCAACAAAGATGTTGAAAAACTAGACAGTGCCATTAAGGAACTTGAAGCAGTTGACATTGAAGAGGA